GTATGTGTACTCTTCGCAAAGATTTTCAAACATATTGTACATGTATTGATACTGGGAATTGTTTTGACGAACCCATATAGCAGATGGGTGATTGATATGTGACGCTTTGTATAAGACACCATCCATGTTGGAATTGTCTAGTCGCCACCGTTTGATTCTCCTACCACTAGATGCGTCAATCCAGTGTGTACCATCCAACATCCTATGGGCAGTAGACAATAACTGAGCATACTCAATAACCATCTTTACGACATGTTTGTCGCAATGCATTTTTACTGATACGGTAGGGGTTTTATGCAAATAAAATATGTTCATAATAAAGAAAACTCCAATTAAACTTTATATAACTACGCATTATACGCTATCTGAGGGCAAAAGTCAAGTACTTTTTTCCGCATTTTTCAACTCTGGTATTTTCTCCTTTGCCATCTTCATTGCTTCCTTATCATCCAGATATTTTGGACGCCTCTTAGGAACCTTCTTATCTTGTTCTGCGTATTGGGCATTATGTTTTTCCGCTTCATCTATCTGTTTCTTCATGTATTCAATAAACTCAGCAGAACCACCACCCTGTCCCTCTTCACCATCTATGATAGATTGCATGTCAAGGTTCTGAATGTACTTGTACTTAGTGTCAAGTTGTTTCTTTTCTTTCTGTATCCTTCTTAGAAAAGCATAGTATGTAATCTGCGTGAAGTACGCAAACGGATTCTTTGATTTTTCTGGATTGAAGTTGTCCATGTATGTAATACAATTTTCTATACCATCAAGAATCATTTCTTCTCTGAAAGTATAGTTGACAAAATTTGATTTGTATGCCAAGTGGTTCGCAATTTTTACAAAACACTCTCCGATATATTCCGAACACCGTGGTTTAGGTTTTCCCTTTTCCTCTGCGGCCAATCGGGTTTCCCGATACTCAGTCATAGCAGCAAGGAATTCCTTGTTGTTGACATAGTGTCTATTTGTTTCTGATTTTTTAGTCATAATGTTGTCCATTCTATAGTAAAGTTATGCAAAAGTCAAGCAAAAAATTGAAAATTTTTCTTGACAACTGCCCAAAGTTTCCTGTATAATGAGTTGTCGTTTAAGGATAGCTATATCTAGTGTAATATCCTTTTCTTTTTACCCATTAATTCGTCTACCATTTCTTTAATGGTTTCCGAATCCCAATTGGGTTCCTCATCTAATTCTTCTTCATAAAAATCATCGACAGGCGGCAATGCTTTCGGTTGATTCAAAAACCCTTCTTTCATATTTTCGTAACCCTCGTGGAAGCCCGCACTAAGTGGGGCGATTGATACTATGTTATTTGTATTTACTTCAAACACAGTTTCATCTGAGAATGATATCCACGGTCTTACAGAATAAGCTTCGTGAGTCATGGATACTGGCAATCTCATGATTTCCATTGGGTAGTGAACTTTTATTTTTTCAAGGGCGTCCAATGTATCAGACTCCTCTACGGTAGCAACTATTTGCAGTCCACTATCGAAAACAATTATTTTTGGTTCGTTTGTCATATCTTTCCTTGTGAGTCTAGTTTCACTACTTTATAATCAAAGGATTCTTCATTGTACATTTTAATTCTTTCTAGTAGGTGATTCAGAGTATAATTTTTTCTCTGTTTCCAAGAAAGGTCATCACCAATATCAAACAAATTACATTTTGTTTTTATTTCACTTTTCCGAAGTCCCCTTCCAATTGATTGTAGATTTCTAATTCTACTCTTACTTGGCGAGGCGAACACAATATTATTGAGGTTCCTTATATTTATACCTGTAGAAAAGGTTCCGTAACTGGCAATGATGATTGTATCCTCAGATTTTTCTGTCAACGCTCTAATCTGTTCTCTCTGGTCTGTTTCCGTACCACCATACACAAAATGAACTGGGCGATTCGTCATTTTAGATATCATTTTATGTAGTACCGCACCGTGTTTTTCTACATACTGATATAATAAAAGTGTATTGCCCTTCTGCGCTACGGTGAGTTTACTTATAATATCATTTCTGCCCGCGTGTCCTACTATAAAATCCATCTCTTCCTTATAAGGCATTTTAGACACAAGTTTTCTTTCTTCATCTGGATACTCTATTAACATACAGACAATTTTAAGGTCTGCAAGTTCTTTCTTATCCATAAGTTTCTTGGTACTAGTAACCTTATATACCTTTCCAAACACACCCTCTAAGACTAGTCTATGTGTCTTTGTACCATCCAATGTACCAGTAGTCCCTATTCTAAATCTGGCGTTGGTGCATTTATCCATAAGAGTCATCAAGGACTTTGCTTTAAATAGATGCGCTTCATCGCCATATACTACATCAAAATCTTCAAACCATTTTTTAGGATACTTGTAGATTGACTGCCATGTCGATATAACTATGTCAGCATTGTTTGTTTTCTCTTTACCACCATATATTCTATGACAGTACTTGGATACTTCAAAACCATTGTGTGTGGAGTAATCAGCGAAGTCTCCGTACATTTGTTCTACTAAACTGGTAGTAGGGACTACAATAAGTTGTTTTCGTCCTAAGGCGTGATGATATCGCGCCAGATTGTATATTATGAGGGACTTACCACTAGCGGTAGGGGAAAGTAAAAGAGTTCTGCCACCGTTGATTGCATCGAATACCGCGTCTTCTTGGTAGTCTCTTATCTGAATAGGTTTCCAGTTACTATGAAGTTTCAATCTACTGGCAAATTCTTTAACCTCATCGCGTGACATTTCTTCACCAATCTCACCCATTTCAACCCTAACTGGATAGTCAAGTTGTTTTGCAAACTCTAATAGGTAAGGCAAAAGACCAACATACAGTTCGCGCCTGGCTAGATTATACAGGCGAATTTTACCATCCCAATGACGGTTTCTGTATGACGGCATAAAGGAAGCGCCAGGCACTTCAAAGGTAAAGAAGTCTGATATCTCTTTTGTTATACCTTCATCTGAGGCTTCCACATGCATATGCACATGGTCTTTGTGTTTTATAAAGATCATAATAGGCCAGATTGTGTCTTGTTCCATTCAACAGCATTTTTGATGTCCCAAGTTCTCGAATTTAAACTACGCAATACCCTGTCCAAAAAATCTACTGTTGTTTCTAAATACCAAATTTTATCTTGTTGTTTAATAACATCCCCATCCCCATCCAATATGGCTCTCATATCAGATTTAAGAACAGAGTTTTTTCTCCAAGGTTCCCAACCTAATTGGTCAAGTTCCTCTTTGGATAATTCTCCACGAAAGTATTCTGACTTAACTCTTTCAAGTCTTGCCAAGTCCGCCTGTGCTTTTCTTAATTGTAATTTAAAGTTAGCGAGGTGGGTTACATATTTTGCGTGAAGATTTGGTGTATTAGTAGATGCAGAACCAAGGTCTAGTTCATCGATTTTACAATCTTCAGCCCACATATCTTGAAGTTCATTCAATGTAGCCATAATATATCCTTCAATGTTAAGTTACAGATTTAATGTTAAATATCCTATATTTGAAAGATGCAAGTCCAGTAAAGTACGGTGAGTCTCCACCAGATATATCAAAGTCTAGTCCACTCAATGCAATTGGAAAAGCATCTCTGAATAAAATTTCCATGTTGGGGTTGTTATTAGAATCCAAAACAAAAAGACTCGCGTCACTCACTTGTCCTATTGCTTCTTTCTTAGCAGACCTTTGTCCACCAGTTCTCCATCCCTGTCCTTCAACAAACTCTGTAAATTGAGAATGTTTTTCTGGGAATCCTAGTCCAACTAACCAGTTATACAGTTCGATATAATTTGTCATATCCTCTTGTATTAGGAATCTTATATTTAGGTCACCAAAAGTAATCTTATCGCCGGGAAATGGTATATCCTGTAGGGGTGTAGTTTGTACAGGAAACCCAATAGTCATATCGGGAATGTTTGCACCTTGACAAAAGAAAGATACATTTGGAATGTTATGAACTTGGAATTTAAATCCATTGGGTCGTAGGTAATCAAGTTCCGTACCCGATTGGGCAGCGAAATTACCTTCTGATACCGATGGTGTTACTGTGTATGCCATGCTTCTAAACCTAAAATGATTAACATTATACTGCTATTTATAACAAATGTCAAGCCCAAAAAAAAGGGAGTCCTAAGACTCCCTCGAAAACTTCTGTTTTTAGGTTGGTTGTCCCAACTCTTATTGTTACATAAGGTTAGTAACTTTAACAGACCTGTAGTACTGGTTTCTATCAGCAGTAAATGTGTCTGCGTCAGTTGTACCGTCAGATTGTGTAACATATGGGTTAGCAATCATACCGTATCTAGTTTTGAAACCGATTTTCGGTTGGAAAGTAGATGGGTCAATTGCACGAACCATTTGTAATGGTACATACGGACAGTAGAACAGACCAGCGTCATAAGGTGATGTTCCTTTGTAACCAACAACATAGAACTGAGAAGCAGCACCTGTGTTAGCAGAATAAGGGTCAACATACACTTTGTAGCGTCCATTAAGAACACCAGCGAAAGTATTACCTGTGTCATCAACATTCAAGTTAGTGTCAAGAGCAGGAGCGTAATCTAATACACCAGCCATTGAAAGTGCAGAGGCAACATCTGAAGAACAGATGATGAAGTTACCTTTTCCTCTACGAGTATCTTGAGCGATAACATTAGCATCTCGTTCAATGTTGAACAAGAGACCCTTGAACCTTTCTACAGACCAACGACCATTTGAATCAACATCAAGGTCGAAAGTACCAGCAGATGCAGTTGAAGCAGCACCTGTCTTAGCAACTTTGTAGATAGTTCTGATTACTTCTCGGTTAATCTCAGCGAGAATTTCTTGAGAAAGAATGTTTGACAATTCTGACTCAGCGTCAAGACCGTGAACTGCTTTAAGGTCTTGAGCAAGTTCCACAGTATATTCTGCTTTAAGTGCTCTTGACTTAGCGGTTACGGTTGTTTTCTCGATTGAGAACGCCATTTGGTTCAAAGTAACTGTGTCACCTAACAACTCAGCGTTGTCTCTAGTGATACCAGTACCAGTTGTATATGAACCGTCAACTGGATTAGACCCAGCGTGTGTACCTGTACCAGCAAAGTCAGTATCAGCTTCGTTAAACAGGGCTTCTGTTCCTGTTTGTGAAGTGTAATGTGACTTCATGGCAAAGATAAGACCTGTTGGGCCAGTCATAGGTTGAACACCACAGACATCATACGCCATCAAATTAGGAAGAGCTCGTCTTACTAATGAGATGAGGATGGGGTCATAAGTGTCAATCGCAGATGACATATTGTTTGCGTGAACTGCCTCAGTGATATTCTTCTCTTCGGCGAGCGCCTTTTCTTGGTTTTCAAGAATTACTGCTGTTACCGCTTTACGGTAACCATCCTTGATTTCACCAAGGTCGGGGTGATCCAATACTGGACTCCACTTTTTTTGGATTTCTTCTGAAAGATACATTGTAGTCTCCTATTTTCTTTCTGGTTATTGCCTATAAAGGTTATTTATAAAAAAGTTATTTTTTAACTTGTCGTGAAATCGCTTGAGCGTACCTGTTGACTGGCGTGTTGTCTTCCAGAAGTTCTTCTGGTACAGTGTCAGTCATAACAGAGTCAGACTCTTCCTTAACAGTTTCCTGTTTAGGGAAGTAGTTTTCTTTAACAACAGATACTTTCTCAGCAAACATCTCAGCACTTCCAAAATCAACATCTTCGACTAGAGAAGTAAGTTTCTCTTGTTCAGTAAGTGTCAAGTCTTCAGAAATTTCACCAATGATTTTAGAACGCATTAGCGATTCCCTATCAGTGGTAAGATTAATTTGTGCTTCAACTGATTCGTTGAGTTTCTTTTTAAGTTCCTCAATTTCGTCTTGCATTTCACCCAACACATCGTACTTGTCTTGTGGTACTTCAATGTAGTGTTCAGCGAATACAGTTTTGAGTGACTTAATAAAGTCTTCTGTTATTTCAGTCCTAAGACCGCGCTCAATAGCAAGCTCGTTTTCCTTCATCCAGTTTTCAGCAACATAGTTAAGATACTGGTCGATTTTACCAACCATCTCTTCTTTGAAAGATTCCCTTTCAATATTTGACTGTTCTTCTAGTTCTTTCTGAATGGATTCCATTTCATTAGCGAGTCTTGCGGTGACTACTGTTTCAAATAGTTCAGCAGCCTTTACTTTAAACTCTTCTGAGAGGTGTTCCTCATCAGCGAAAAGGTTTTTGATGTCGTTTTCAAACAATGTTTCTTCTTGTTCTTCTGTTTCTGCTGACACCTCTGTGTCCTCCTCTTCTTCTGATTCGACTTCTTCTACTTCAGACTCAGAAACAACTTCTTCTTCTTCTGTTTCTTCGACTTCAGCGATTACTTCATCCTCTACCTCTTCTTCTTCTTTCTGGGTACGAATACCTTCAGAAGATTTCTGAGCAACTACAGATGCGGTGTCTTCACCACCATCGTAGTTTGGTGCCTGACCAGCGCCTGTGTTAGCAGGTCTTGGTGCATCACCGACTTTAGATGCGGAAGCGGGGCCAATTGCAGATGTTAAACCACCATGCTTGTCTCCAGTTCCACTAAGGTCTTGAATTTCTGGATTCGGGTTTGAGTCCCCTTGAGTTGGATTCTTTGAATCACCAGCCGTTGCATTTGGCTTTAGATTCTCAGCAGCTCCTGCCTCATCCAGTTCTTGAGTTTCCTCGTTAAGAGCGGATTCTACTTCCTTACCCTTAGCGAGCATTTCTCTTATTTTGCTTTCTACGCCCATGTTAATTTCTCCTTTGAGATTTGCGTTATACTGTATTTATTTATAAAACTTTAGATTTTTGACAACTTATTCATGAATGAACTGAACACTTCCATCTTTGCTTCCTCCAGTTCACGAGAACCAGCCCTCTTGATTCGCCTTACAGCCAAGTCAATGTCCTGTTCCATCCATGCACCTTCAACCATTACCCACTCTTTATGTTCCATGATACCGCGTACAAATGCGTCTGGAGCGGATGGGTCTGCGACTATATCAGCAGCAGTTGATAGTACAAAGTCATCTTGTACCTCGTTGATGCCATTCTTTTCTTTTAGAGTTCCAAGTCCTCTGGAACTTACACCAAGGGAGGCACCTTCGTCAATAAGGTTCTTTACGATATTTCCCATAGGTGTATCAAGAATCTTTGCTTTTCCAATATAATTGGAACCGTCTTCTCTCAAAGAAGTTATCATGTGCGACACTCGGTCTAAATTGATTGTAGGGCCATCTGGATGTCCTAATTCACCCATTGCCCTTTTCTTATCGATACTTTCTTTTACATAACGGTTTACTTCCCTTTGCATAATTTCGCGTGGGTATACTCTACCGTTTCTGTTTTTAAGGTCAGATTGGAGAAAGACGCCTTCAATAAAGAGGTTTGTCTTACCGTCTTTTTCTTCTTTAAGATATTTAATATCCTCTGTTGTTTCTGTTATAAGTTTCATATTATCCTAAGCTCCCATCTGCGCCTTGGTGTTGTTGTGAACCATATCCACTAACCTTAGCAGTCTCTACTATTACCGTTCCGCCTGCACCACCAGCAATAACGACATCTATATCTTGGTCATTCTGGTGATTGTCATTGAATCCGTAAAAATCTAGTGAACCACTCTCTGTTAATTCATAGAGAATATCACTATTCCTTTGTATCTTAGCACTTGCACTTGCAGATAATGTCCAATGAATTGCTTTAATATCTGCCTTTGGTGAACTCTGAGTTTCGGTACTCTTCTTCAGAGTGGTTGCAAGAGCAATGGTGCCTGTCGCAGCTGTCCCACGAACGGCACATACTCCTTGAACTTGAGTAAGTTTTAAAACATCGACTACGACTGCCATTTAGTTTCTCCTAATATTTCTTTTTGTGGTTACCATGTGAACCTTCTTCTAAAACTTCCAAAGCATAGGTTTCACACATCTCCACACCGTGTTCAAACATAACCCGATACCAAGCAACACCACCTTCTTTATCTGGTTCAGCGTGCTCTCCTACTATGGGTTTACCCTCACCGAATTTGGGATGGACAACCTTAGTAGCACACATATGTGTTAGTTTTGGGTCTTCCGAACTTCCCTGTTTTGGGGGAACGACATGACCCTCTGTTCCTTTTTCGGCAGGAACATTGGCAGCAGAGACCTCCTTCTTAGGCTTCTCTACTGGTTGCGCTTCCTCGCGTAACTCTCTAAATGTCTTCATCTGTTTCCCCTTCGGTTTCTGTTTGTTCTAAATTTTCTTCTGGTGCAGCCTCAAGTCCCATTTTCTGTAACTCTGGGTCATTGAAGATTGCGTTTGCAATTTCTTCCTTCCTCGCGGAAACTAATTCATCCGCCCTTGTACCCATCGCCTTTGCAAACTCATCGTTTGCTGATGTGTAGTCACCATCTGCCCACTTATCCATCATGTTTCTGACGGCATCCTGTGGTGTTACTTCATCGGTAACTTCAACTTCTACATTATCTGTTTCACTCATTTTCTTCTCCATTAGTTATCTCAGTTTCTTGACTGGCTGCAATTTGCCCGTCTATCAATTGAACCTCTTCATCCGAGAATCGCATGATATTCTTCTGTACATATTCCTTACTAAACAATTGACCTATAAATGGTACTACACCGTTTAGTATCTCTAACCTACTTCTAAGAATTTCTTGTTCCTTAGATTCAGTATAGTAGGCATCCTGTGCAAACATATACTGTAGGTCATTTCTAATATCTGGCCATTCTTCCTCTGTAATGACCCCCTTCAGTACAAGTTGAGTTTTTAGTAGGTCATCAAATATGCCACTAAATCTATTTCTCAACTTAGAAACGAACTTTGTAAATTTAAGTTCATCTCTGGTAATCTCAGCAGACCGTCCAAAATTAAGACCTGTCTGTTGTTCCAGACGCGAAATCGGAACATTAAGAGATTGGTATAGTTTCTTTTGGAAGTAAACTACATCTTCAATCTCACCTAAGTTCGACCCGCCTGGCAATGTTTGAATCTCTGTTCCTCTACCACCTTCTTTTCGTGGTAACCAGAAGTCTTCAAGCATTGACATAAACTTCTTGTCATCTCTTATCTCACCAGTATCACTATCATAAACAAGTTTGTTTCTGTAGCGACTCATTACATCTTTTAGATATTGTTCTGCCTTTCCTGTTGGCAGATTTCCAACATCTATGTAAAAAATTCTTCTTTCGGGAGCCCGCGTGATACGATAAATCACCACTGCGTTCTCCATCATTCTCAATTGGTTAGCAGGGCGTATCGCCTTGTGAAGATAGGAAAGTGGTATGTTCCTATCTTGGTCAACTAGACCCGATGTACAATATGTTACGGCGTCTTTGCTAACCTTTATTGCCTTGTCGTTAACTACATCTGTCCTGTAAGACATTTGTGAGTTGGTGGCAATCCCCTTCTCATCAAACACAAAATATTCTTGTACATCCTTTATGAGAGTTACTTGAGATTTTTTATCTTTCTCTTTCTTTACCTCTCTGACCTTTCGGATTTTCCTTGGGTCAACATACCGAACATCTTTTATACCATCTTTCGGTTTTTCAGTGTCGATGACTTTGTGGAAAAATATTCTTCCATCAATGTACCATCGTCTGAAATAATCTTGCGCCCTAGTGTTAAAGTCCAACATTCTTAGGACACCATCAAATTCATTTACAATCGCTTTTTTAACTGTAGCAGATTGTTGAACTTGGTCAAGATTTAACTTAACTGGTTTCTCATCATCTAAGTTTGCGATGGCATCGTTGACAACATCCTCAATGGCTGCGTCAACATCGCCCATCATTGATATATCTCTATATCTTTTGATAAGTTGGGTTTCACTATTAGCAGTACCTTCTATATCAAAGTAAGTACCGTAGTATCCACCCGCCCTTATACTTTCTAAAGACCCATCGTCATGTGGCGGAACGAATGATTTTTCCGTCTTTGACTTGGATCTTGTTATTTCAAATCCAAATAATTCCATAATTTATACCTTCTTCAAACTCGTAGATTATTCTACATCATAATGTGTGTATTGCCATGTCACCGTAAATTCTTCAAAGATGTCATTCTGGGCATAGTTCAATGCAATTTCTGACATCTGAATAGGAAATGCGTTACGCAAAGTATATGTTCCGTTCTCTAGTACTTTGTCGTTCCTATCTAAGTGTTCGACTACGATGTCACTTTGGTAACTTGATGGTTCCAAAGTAATCGCTTCATTGGATTGACGGTCATTCATACCATTCATCCATGCTTCAAACGGTGCTCGTAGACTAAAATCTGAGTCGTTAACTACTGTAATAGTCCAAGGGTCGAATATCCTTTCGCCTGCAAGTTTAATTTCCCTACCTCTATATTGTATGATGGCAGGGTTTACATTGGAAGCGGGAAGGGCGGCCCCAGTTACGAGCAGACTGTAAGATGGGTCAACACCAGTAACATAAGAAGGGAAAGCAAGCTTAACCCTAAACTGATTAGGTCTTGCTCCACCAGCACCTAGTCTGGCCTTAAACTCTTCAATATTCATCTGTTTTTTCTCCTAACTTTATTTTATTTATCTCTATTAACCGCCAAGTTCTTCAAAAGATATTCCGCTTCTTGTCGCAACAAATGTTAGCGTTATGAAGTTGATAGACTTAGCAGGTTTGACAAATATGTCAGCCCTAAACTCATTAGCGTCTATCACAGCAGCAGTATTGTTTGTTTCGTCACATACTACGCGGAAATCAAAGATACCCCTTCTTCCTTGAACATCTCTCAAGAAAGGTTCTACTAGAGCAACAAATTGTGCCCTTGTAAATGCATCATTGAACTCGAATAATTGGAATTTAGCAGCGGTTGCGATTGCCTTCTCAAGGACAATAAACAACCTACGAACATTAATTCTGTTAAATGCACTTGGTGAATCAAGCATTGTCTTGTCTCCGAACAATACAATACCATTGCCTGGCGTTGAGATAACAGGGTTTACACCTTTCGCGTAAAGTGTATCTCTTTGTGCCTTATTAGGTGACCATGCGAGTTTGATTGCATTTTTAATTTGTCCCCTATTAAGACCGCCTGGCGAGAACCAAGGGTCATCAGCTTTATCTGTAACAACACAAGTACCAGCGACATCTCCGTTCAAAGGAACATAGACATACCTGTCATTGTACTTGTCGTACATATATTTCCAACCAGAATCATATACTGCATAAGATGAACGAGTATATGCATTAAGGTCAGATGTTGAAATGATTGATGTTGACTCAGAACCTTCGTTATTTACTACGGCACTTCTCTGTGGTGAGAGGAATATCATAGCATCTTTACGAATCTCAGCAACATTATCGATTATGTAATCTCCAACAGCAGTTGCGTGTGCAGAACCAAGGATAAGACTTACATCAACTAACTCATCGTTAGCAAATAGTCCGTATCCAGACTGTAGGTCAGCAGTAGCAGGGGAGGCATCAACACCACTTGTAAGTGAAGTTGAAACATCACTGTCACTAGAACCTACTAGTGTAGCAAATACAGTTCCACCAGCAGATGAGTTACCCCAGTTGCTTCCGTTTGTAGGATGATCCATCCAGTATATCCATTCTGAACGGTCATTGATTACATTTTTGTAATAGTTTGTTTGATTTAGGTCATCTTTAGCATCGGATGCCTTAGAAAGACCAGCGAATTTTTCTAGGACTGTTCCAGCAGTTCCAGTGATTTCTCCAGTTTCATCAATAACAATAACATGAACCATGTCGCGTGAAGCACCATTGTTCTTTGCCCATGTAGTTGTGGTTGGAGTGAAATCAAACTGACCAGCATATGTCCAAGTAGTTTGCAATGCAGATGTAGCAGTTGCAGATGAACCGTCACCACCAATAGTCACAGCAGGTGCGGATGAATATCCGTAGCCTGGATTTGTGATTGTGATTGCGGTTACAGCACCACCAGATACAGTAGCAGTACCAGTTGCAGTAATACCACCATTAGCAG